CTTGCTGTTTTAGTTCGTGCTGTACCGAGATAACGCCAATCGGTGTTGCCTGTTTGAACTAATACGCCATCTTGATAAGTTAATGCGGTTGCTCTTGTCGTGTCATTTGTCCAATTCGTGCTAACAAGCTGTGGCGTTCCTGCGTTGTAATCAAGGAAAATATCAAAGACCTGATTAGCTGATGCAGGTACTGCTACTGATAACTCCGTAGTCTGAACCATCTGCCAATTTGTCCCATCGTAGCAACCTATTGAGTTACCCTTATAAGGTGTCATGTAGATTGTTCCCGCAGCACTGACATCGGCTGTGGTAACTGGCATTCCTGACGTTAAAGTTAAACGGAAGTCATTGACCCCTGCGACTGCTTTTGCTTTCCATTCAATATCACCCGCGCCTGTGCCTGTAGACGTTAGAACTAAGTCTGCTGCGCTAGGTGCGCTGTACGGGAGTAAGATGTCGCCTTCGTCTACGATAGCCATTATTTAATCTTTGTCCTTTCTGCTTTAGCTGATGCTTCTAATAATTGCAAGAACTCAGGAGCATCTGGTTGTGCTGCTATCCACTCTCGCATACCCCTAATTGATTTAATATCAATGTTGGCTAGTTCTTGTTTAGCATCCTGAACCGTTGTGTCTGGCACAACATAAGGGGCAACAACATTGCCTTCGGCTACCCATTCAAGGATAGCTTGGTAGTCTCGGTTGCCGCCAGAGACAGGAACGGTCATTGAGTCATTAACAAATATTGAACCATCTTCTTGATATATTGCTGTTTGTATATTCATGTTATAACTCCGCGTCTGCCGTGTATGTATAAAAATAATTACCTTGTCCTGTGGCATTACTAACCACGTAGGTCGCGTGACCAGTTGCGTCTGACGATATGCTGTTAGTGGCTGCGTAAAAAAGATTAGTGCTTGTCCTAGTTTTTACCAGTGTTGGAGCTGCTCTCATGGTAACAGGGTAATTCTCAGTATTTGAATAAGGATAGCCATTAACAACATACCAGTAACCACCCACGTTTCTTGTTACTGTGTGGTAATACCTCTTACACAATGCCAATTCCTCACCAACACTTCTTCTTGGTTCGCATTGCTTGCCCTTCTCGTAAATCTTAATCTCTGAGAAATCGAATGTGCCTGACTGTTGACCTAGTGATGCTGCTCTTGCGTTGTGGGTGCTACCTGCGTCCATCCATAAAATAAGTTGGAGCGCATCGTTACCATCGCTGCCTAATGTCTTTCCTGTGATTGACGGTATAGCGACTTCGATTTGAAAGTGCTGCCACGATGCTGTTAATGCAATAAGTTGTACTGGTATTGATACGCCTGTAGATGGAGAGCCTGTAGTGCCGAAGGATTGAAACAGTTCTAACGCTATGTTCTTGCTTGTATCCGCTTTTGCGTAGAAATCAACTACTGCTGTCGTGCCTGATAAAGATTCTACGCCTTCGATTGGTTGGTATTTAAACGCAAGATTACCTGCCCCGGCAACAGAAGTAACCACTGTTCTCGCGTAGTAGGTTGGGTTATTAGGAACATCTGTTTGTCCCAAAGTGAATGTTTGCTGACTGGCTACTTGAGTAGAACCAGTTATGATATTGTTCCACCTATCATCTGAACCATACCCTGTAGCAGTCTGGCTCGTTGCTCTCTGCCAAATATCAAACGTACCATTGATGATGAAGTTCTTGCCTATCTCAGTCTTTGTACTAGTTTGAGGTGTCATGTACTTACCGTTCTCTGTGCCTGTAACTGCCTCGGCATTAGTAGCTTTTAATACGCCTGAACTGTTTACTGGGTCATCTACAATAGCCATAATATTATGCCAAATAGTCGTCTAAGAATGAGACAGTCCAATCAAACGTGGCTGCTGTGCCTACTGCTTGAATGGTATCTGCGGAAGTCTTCAGCATTATCGGCCCATCGTTTATCCATGAAGCACCGGGGTTTAGTGTTTGGTTAAACAAGTCCTTGCTCGATGCGCCAACATCTAAAATAACCTGAAGAGCACCCACTGTGCCTGTGGTCTTATTAGTTATCTTTAAAGACCCCCCCGGTATCACAGTATTAAGCGCGTTGCCTGTTACCAGTGTATCAGTACCACCTGTTAATGTTCCGTTGCCGTTGTTTGTTATAGCCATTTTATATACCTAAAATAATAATGAAAAAACTATAGCCTTTGAGGTGGCTATTGAGTTGACTTCTGCTGCTAGAGTTGTGCCAAGAGAGCCGCCGTCTAATACGCCTGTTGCTGTAAGGTTGCCCGCAAAGGTAGCGTTTTGGCTTGAGTCTATACGTAATGCTTCAACTGCTGCGAGTCCATCACCGTTACTAGCAAACACCAAGTCATTTCCGTTCGTGCCAACATTCTCAACACCTATATAAGAATAACGGTTATCGGATATGTCTGTTGCGCCTGTCGTGAAAGCAAGTAAAGCGTCTACTGCGGATGCGTTTCTGTTTTTAATGTAGCCAACAATATTGGTAGAAGATGCGCTGTCATTTCGTGCTGTTAATCTTACTTCTAAGTTTGTTTCGCCTATGGCTACGTATTGGCTTGGGTTTATTATTAAGGCTGTTGAAGTAGCATTATCGTCAATGCCAAGTGAATTAAACCCTGCTGCCAAGCCAGATGTCCAATCAATATGTTCATTGGCCACAAAGCCAACCAAGTTATCGTGGTTGACTATTGCTTCTATTTCACCAGCAGTTTGGTCAGCGGTTGCGCCTGTCTCCATGCCAGCGAGCCTTGCCCACTCTGTAATAAAAGCAGCCCTGCTTGTTGCGTCACTTGCTAATAAGTATTGCGCGTGGTCATCATCTGACAAACCCACTATTGCGCCGTGGTCTATAAATGATTCTTTAAACGCTGGTGATGGTAATACTTTTATCTCACCGTTTGATGGATTAGAGCGAATGACATAGCCCATTATTTGGACGGTGGCGCTAGCTGGGGTAGGTGGGGTAGCTGTTAAACCGCCCGCTGTACCAACATAAACAGTGTCACCGTCTGTGAATGCTGATGTATCAATCCCGTCTATCAAACCAATAACTAACACCTGACCAAATGAAGCATTGGCGATATCCGAAACAACTAAACCAATAGCGGGTAGTGTTGATTCTGCGGTGTTGTCCGCCAGTGCGACAGTGGGCCATGTACCTGTTGCGCCATTAATATAAACAGCCTTGCCTTTTGCTATGGTAACACCTGTGTTATTACGGACAACAAGCTCGTTGTCACGGCTAATCCTTCTATCTATACCGTTTTCGTCTTCAACATGAAGATAACTGAAGCCACCTTCATCAACCGCGAAGACTCTAAGGTCGCCAGCCGCTGGTACGCCCGGTGTAGCTGCGGTGGTTACATCAAAATACCCCGCAGAAAAAGCGCGTGTCCCATCAGTTAATACTGCTGCGGCATCTGCAGCCACTAATTCGTTATACGCTGCAGTGTTATAAGTGCAGCTAACGATGGCGGTATCGCCACTTAAATATATTGCTGGTGGACTTGAATTATTATAAACGCCATTAACGAGCGTGGCGTGTACTGTTGTTCTTGCCAGTGTGTTTGTGCCATTGAACGTGCCAATTCCAGCCTCTCGGTTGTTCCCATCGATTATTGAGTACCATACAGTGCCAGCCGGGACAGCTTGAGCAAATCTTACAAAGCTCGCGTTAGTGCCAAGAAGGGTAATATCTCCCGACCCGATAGTAACGGTTTTCTCTGATATCCAATTACCTACCTCTGCCATCAGGTCGCCCTCATCTGTAGAGGCTGACCAGACCAGCGGTCTTTAGCGTCATCTTGCGATAATTGATTCATAACACCCAAGAACCTTGTGTTCCAGAGGTCTGATGTCGCTGCATCCTTCACGAATGCGTTAATCTCGGTCAATATACCGAATACATAAGCATCCGGGGCTGAATCAGTAAGCCAGTTGGTTGTGTCGACAACATTTAGGTTGGGGACGTTCTGATAGTAGACAATTTCCATTGTCCTGCCGTCCTGCGCTGGGTGTATCTGTATTTGGTCGGCAACAATCGTGTAATAAATCTGAGAATAAGCACTCGTTGAGGCTGCAGGAGTGGCCGTTCTCTGGTTCATTTGTTCAGGGGTGACATATTGCAGTGTTTGACGGAAATCGCTGCTTGTTGGTGCTGTCGTTGTCCCGTATATCTCAATATCACGCAATCCTGAGAAGTTTGATGGCAATCCGTAGTAAATCTGGTCGGCAACAGTGGTAATTGTTGACCTTGTGGCCATCTTACGGACCTCAAGCAATCTATTTATTCTTGCTTCGGTGATCTCGATGAAGTCATTAATCCTATCAGAGACTTCAGCGTCCTCCCTGTCTGAATAACTCAGGGACAATGCCACTATTTCGCTATAATTCATGGTATTTTGCCACGCTCAACAGAATCTCCTACCGACTTAGCCATCACAGACCGTGTTGTTTGCTGGAAGTAAGGCCCGAACACGTTCTTCTTACGCATTAAGATCAAATTACTGATTGGCTTTCTCGTCTTCAACATAGCTAACTCCTTAGAGTCGTGTTTGTATTACCCACTCAGGCTCCAACAGTGATAACTGTAGCGCCCCTTTCATTCTTGACTGGTCCGCATCAACCGAACCTCCACGCGTGGTCAGTAGGGCATAGACATCGGGATGCTTCCTCTTGAATAAACTCCACTGCTCATGCGATGGGCAGGATACAACCAGCCTGATATCCTCATCATCATGCAGACCCAGTTTGGCTTTATCCAGAGCGCCTGAGTTCTGTATCTTTCTGTTCTTTGCCAGCGCTAAGTCATCATAAAACTTAGTGTGGACATAGAGCTTATTGCCATCGAGCTGGGCCGTTGTGACAGAGTTACTGCCAACATCGATGACGTTCTTCATTCTTTAACCAGACCCGCTTTCTCTGCCTCATCCGATGGGATGATCACAGCTTTCCCCGGGGCGCATCTTCCCGCCGAGGTGAATATATTCTTGGTAGTGTTATTGATAAACCGGGTGGTAGTTTCTTTGACAACCTTCTTCTTGGTTGGTTTTGCTTCTGAGTCTGACATCTGCCGCCTCCAAAATTTAAAAAAGGGTGAGCCGAAGCCCACCCAATCTACACGGGACTGTTAAGCCGTAGCCGCTAACGTGGTGTCGATGTCAGCAACAACCGCATTACCTTCAGGGTTCAACGCACAGAGTGAGAAGTCGACTGAGATTTCTCTGTTCTCTGCTAAACCATCACGAGCAAGCTCGTTGGTTTCGTAACCTTGTAAGTAACTGCGTTCCCACAGCTCTGGGTCAATCAGATAGAGGTCTGCTTCGCCAGTATCTGTATCAGGCTGGAAACGGTTAGGAACTAACTCAAGCGTACCGAAGTTAGTAACCAAGATGTTTACAGAACCCTGAGCAACAACGCCACCACCAGACTTGCCGCCACCAGAACTGTTGTCAGTTCGGTTGCTTTGAGCCACGTTGGTTTGCAATGTTGCTACTCGCGCACTAGAGGTGAACAAGTAATCAGATAGCTTCTCGATAACGGCAGGAGTAGACATCGCCATGGTAGGGTTACCACCATTCAGATAGGCTTCTCTCATCATTTCACGAATATCAGCTTCAGATAACGCACGTTTAACACCACCAACTGCAGCGGTCGTTGGGAAACCACCACCAGAACCGCCAGCACCAGATAGAACTGGGTCAGCGCCTGTGGTAATACCACGACTTGAGGTTGTAGATGCTACGTTGCTTTCTGCAACACCAATCCAAGCACCAACACCAGCACACTTGCCAGCGGTAGAAGTACCATCACCAGCAACAGCCGCGTTACGTGATACCAGAGATGCTTCCTCGTCACGGCGTAGAGCGCGTTGACGTTTCATCAACTGGCGGATCAGCTCATCGCTAGAACCAACAGTATCAGACTCACGACCACGGTCAGAAACACGGACGGTTTTGGTTGCAATCTGGTGATAGTTACCCAGACGTTCGCCAGTTACGGTATCGTTAATACCAGAACTAGATGAACCGTCAATACGGGCATTATCTTTGGTTGCGGCTTCGAGTGCTTCTCGAACCCATTCTTTGTAGGTGTTACCTGAGTTAGTAGAGCCGACAGCATCACAAAATGGACGGTCTACAGGTGAAACATCATAAATTGCGTCCATGAGTTCTTCATGGATTTGCCCGTTTAACGGGACGGATGCAAGGTTAGTTGCATCAAGTTGATTGGCAGCCATTTTAAGAGCCTCCTTAAATAATAAATAGTAAAAGTTTTCACCTTCAATACTTACTCTGTCAGGAGACTCTCGTCAGACTAGGGTAGTACGGCTATCTCTAGCATGGATACTGCTAGTTTAGCACCTTATCGGTGGTTTGCAATAATAGCCTTAACCGCGTCAAGTTCAGCTGACCGCTTCTCACTTGGCCGTGCATTCTTAGCCTTGTTCTTAAGCGTTGCCACTTCCTTTGTATTATCCACTGGCTTACGTCTACCCGTAGCACTCAGGACCTTCGGTGCTTTCCTGACACGCTTCACGGCATCCTTCGCGCTTGCGAACTTCTTGCGATACCCGGCAAGCTCACGCAATAGCTTCAATGCAATGGGGTCCGCAATACTGGATATCATCTGATTGCTGTAGCCCTCATTCAGCATTAGCTGCCTGATCTCCGCTTGGTCAGCCTGTCTCACCTCTGGCTGCTTCCACTCAGGGACAACCTCCATCAGCTTAACAGCCGCTTTCTGTAGGTTCTGTTGGCGTATAGCCTCAACATCATGCTCCGCTTGCGCTAGGTTGGCCTGAGCTTCGGCGTAGGCATCCTTGTATCGTTGCTTGAGTAGCACGGCTCTACCGGGGTCCTCTCGTTCCTTTTCATCCCAGTCAATACTGTTGTACTGCTTCTGGATTGTATCCATGTCACCCAGTGCTGAGATCATGCCGTGGGACAGGTTCTGTGCCTCGAAGCCACCAGCCGCGGCGTTCTTGATTTCCTCGTCCTTCTCTTGGAGCTGCGCGTGTAATGCTTCACGCTCTTTCGATAGGTTCGTGTATTCATCCTTCAGCTTGCCCAGCTTTATAGGCTCACCAGACTCCAGCGGAATATCCATGTCGTAGATATCGGAGGCATCCCATCCAATATCGGCCGCAAGTGAGGCCGGGGTGAATGAGTCATCATTGGATGCGTTAGGTGTCTCAGTGATATCCTCATCACCATCAACCTCGCCCTCTTCAACCTCTTCAATCTCTTCAGGGGTTTCTTCATCCAGTAACTGCTCTGGCTCCTCAATCTCTACCTCTTCAACCTCCTCAATCTCTTTAGGTTTAGGCGCTGCTGATAGCTGTCCCTTCTCTTCTAGTAGGGTTTTTACTGCTGCGAATGCGTTGTTCTCGGACATCTTGTTCTCCTCGATGTTTGCCTCTCGGCGTTAGTTGTTTTCTATCTCTTCGGCTTCTTCAACTATTATCCTAAGCTCTTTAAGGAATAGGTTCTTTGAGTCGACTATATTGCCTATGATCTCGCGCTTTGCCGGGTCAGATACCATCCACTTATCGAATAGCTTCCGCTCTATACGGTCGAATATCTCAGGCAGTAGCGGGTGGTTCAGTATCTGGTTGCCCAGTGAGGCTATCTGCCTACTCTTCGTTTTAGTCATAGCTTGCTTCATCGTTTATTACCCTCATATTGTGCGCTCAGGTCCTTGGCGGCGTTCACTTCTAGCTCGGTCAATTTTAGAGCGGCATCGACTAATAATTGGTCATATTCAAAGGACTGCTTATTCGTGTCCTTCAACTGAGTCAACATCATCTGAGCTTCTTTGAGCTGCGCCTGTAGCTGGTCATTCTTGAACTTAACCTGCTGAGACTGCAGCGCGGCCTGTCCCTTCAGTATCTCGGCCATTGCCAAGTCGTTCTGAGCTTTCAACATCTGCTGTTCAAGCTCCTGTTGCTTCTGCATTTCCTGCTGGCTCTGCTGTTGCTTCTGCTGGTTGGCTTGCTGTCCCTCATCGGACTCTGGGTCAGTGAAGTATCTATCAGGGTTCTTAACGCCGGACAGGTTAACGGCATCAGTGAGAGCCGTGTACGCCTTCGCCTCGGTAAACATAACAGAGCCTTGGGCCGCCAGTTGAGCTTGAGCCGCCACAACCTTCTCGATAACACCAGCTTGACGCGCACGTTCAGCGTGTGAGCTGCCTATCTGTACCGATACTGAGGTGCGTTCCTTCCACTCCGAAGGCATGGTCGTTATCCACTTCCCGCCTATCTTAGCCTTAAGCTCACCCGTATAATTCTCACGGATTAACGTATGAAGCTGTATGAATATGCCCCGGATAAGCGTCTCACCTAGTGTTCTGGCGATAACCGCGTTGTTCATTTCCATTGCCGACATGACGCGCTCGATACCATGAGCTGTATCGCCCGACACGGCCTGAGCCTGACTGCTTGATGTAATCGCCGAACCACCGCGCTCACTTCTAACAGAATCCATATACTGCAGCATTCCGTAGCTTGACTGCGGTATCTCAGGGTTAGGGATGTTAACAATAGAGTTAGGGTTATCCATACGCACAATACCGCCCGTGCGTGATGTCAACAGGTCATCGAGGTTAACTTCCCCGGTAACCACACCAACACGCGGGTTACTGGATAGCTGAGTGCCGTCAACAATGGAACGAATAATCGGTGTCTTTGAGTCCTGTATCTCTCTCAGTCGATCGAACATCGATACACCTGAATACTTGTGCGGCATAACAATAGCAACACCACCAATTAACGGGACCTCGTTCCACTCATCATTGGCTAGAATTTTATTGCCCGATATCACTACCTTGCGGCGCTCTGCAATGCCATCACCATCGAAGTCAACAAGTGGATAACACTCGTATACTCGTATGGTTCTGACTGAGGCGTGGTTGGCCTCTTTGGATTGGTCATCAGTGGCCCTTGAGCGTGACAACCCATCGATATCTGCATTGTACGCGCTTAACTCCTTGACGATCTCAGGGTCATACCCCTGCTCAATCAGTGAGCTTTGAGTCTCTAGGTTCTCATGTGCAACGAACCGACACTTATGCAGGAAGGGTGAGTTATGGCCACCAGAGACGATAACCTGCTCTGGAGGGAGTGACTCAAGTTTGGGTCTGCCCTTGGTTGTGGTTCGCTTAATCTTAATCGTGTACTTAGCCTGAGCCGCCATCATCGCCGCCTGTATCTCTTGCTGCGCCTCTGGTGACTGAGCTGCCTCGGCCGCCGACATCGGGTCAGCCATGGTAGCCTCGTGTATCATGTTGGCCTGTTCCGGGTTGGCTTCCTCGGTTATTTCCTGCTCCATTATCTCAACGACTTGGTTCTCTTCTTCGGGCTGAAGAATCATTTCGAGCGCCATTTCTGGAACGTCCTCGTAGGTCCTGTAGGTGACGTATTGACGTTCATCCCAGTAAGCCTTGACCGTGCAGTTTCTGTGCAGGAAGCAGTCCTTTAGGGCCACTTGCAGCATGGTGTAGCCGTCATACTCTTCCATGAATAAATAGTTAACGACCTCGGACTCTGTTCGTGATTGGTCCTCATCGCGTTCATCTTCAGGCTCATAGAAGGCTATCTGGTCGGTGGTGAAGGTAGGCATAATCTCAGCTGTGGATGCCTCAACAGCGTCCATCAGGTCCATTGATACGAACCGGGACGCGTTTGGGTCCTTGGCCTTACTCCCGCTGATACCGGGTAACCTGCCTAAGTAATAATCAAGAGGGGTACTAATACTCTCCTCGTGGTCACCACTCGCGCTGCCGCCAATACCGCCGCTTATTTCATTCAGGCAGAAGTTGACAAGCTCGTCATCTGACATGGGGCTGAATAATACCTCGCCCTCATCGTCATCCTCATACATTTCGTCATCCATCACTGCGCTCATGTTGCGTACCTCTAATATTTATGTTAAGTTTACTTAGTTATTACACGGAGAAATACTATGACTGATACTGAAGCTGCACGACTAAGAATAGCCAAGCAAACATACGAGACAATATTCCTCGCTATCGATACTGTGATAGACACTGAGGTCGGTGAGCAACGCGAATACAAGCCTGAAACCATAGAGGTTCTAAACGACCTGCATGGGCTAGTGCTTACCATTCTTAACCTGCCTGATGACCATGTCATTGGGGGTTAAACTCTTTTGACTTTTCAATGTAATCCATAAGCCCGTCAAGCCATTGTTGGTTGGCGGGTTGCACTGGTTTAGCCATATCGATTGACCTGTAGTCATAAGCTGGGCCAGTGTCCAGCGGGTCTGCTCGTCTAGCCTTAATAAAATCAGGCATCATTAATTGCAAAGGTATGCCCTGCTCAAGCCCACCAATATACTCTCCACCCATCTGGGCAGGGTAGGTTGGGTGCGGCACTTCCGGGGCATCTATTATCTTGCCATCCAGTCTTGCTATTGACTGACCGCCATGAAGTAGAGGGGTGTCCATAAGAATTGGGTCTATCAGCGCCTTGCGTGTTCCCGCTATATCAGGGAAGCCTTGGTTCTTGAATTGGTCTAGCTTGGCTGTATCAACAAATGCCTGTCGTAATGCGCCTGTCTTGTCTAGTTGTGCGCGTGACTCAGGGTTATCAATGCCCTTCCACTCTGGCCTTATTGTTCTTATCTTCTTGTCAAATTCTTTTTTTGCTTTCTTGGTTATCTTGCTTGCCTTCATCTGCTCAAGCAATGCGTCAGACATCATGGTATTGAAGTCCACTGTCTCATGCTTCATGGGCATATAGTTCAGGTAAGGGGTCTTCCCTTGATCAAGAGCCTCTATTGCCTTGTTGTTTAGCTTGGTGATAACGGGCTTGGCTGATGCCCATCCTGCTGGGTTCTCTTTCATAAAACCATGACCACCATCTAACGGCACTGGATTCTCAAAGTCTATACCATCAACACTCGTCAACAGTTTGCCAGCCATAGTTCTATCGCCGAAGCCCGGTATAATAACCCCGCCCAGCATTTCCTCTGGGTGTAGTATTTTTGATGGGTGTGCGTTTGATGTGTCTATTACGGTTGAGGTGTATTCATCGAATGGCTTCGCTGTCTTCTTGCCGCCACCGATTGGATGCCAATAACCAAGGCGCTCGGCCTCGGCCCTACTCATTCTTGGTGTTTTAGATATCGCACCTGACTGCCCCATCTTACGGGGTACAGATACTGCGTTCTTGGTGAGCGTGTTACCTACCTTGCCCATCAATCCAATGCCACCAGCTAACTCAGCAGCCATGATAGGGACAGCCTTGACCGCCTCCCTCGGTATCCCAGTGTAATTCTCGACACCCACTGCGGCGTTATCGATATACTCACCAGCCTTCTCAGCGTAGGGGGAAGCCTTCTCAAATAGTGCCTTGACCGCCTTACTCTTGGGTTTATAGGTTAGGTTGTCACGGGTCTGGTTAACGAAATCGGTCTGTTTATCACCGCCAGCCATGCCAAATATACCAGCGATACCAGCCATCGGTTCAGCGGCCATACCTGTTAGGGCCATTAAACCTGTCTCAAGGCCACCCATTATGTGGTCACCGAAGCCAGAGAATAGACTAGGTTGTCCATCCATAAGGCCGTTCTGTTTTTGTCGTGCTATTAGCTCTTCATAGGTCATAGCTGCTCTCAATAATGCTTGTTGCGTTTAACGGTTAGGACAGGAACACTGTTAATTCCCGCCTTCTTTGCGGCCAGTGACCTGTGTCTACCTTCCTGACTCAGTCTGCCGCTACTGTAATCCAATGTTAATGCCGGGAACTTTTCACCGTTTAACATCTTCTCTGCATACCTATCTACCTTGCTCTGGTCGATACCACTCATCACGCCATGACTGAAGCCAGAGTCAACTGTGGACAGGTAATCATCAGGGGTCATCTCGCTCATATTGAAGTCTATCCCCTTCTCCTTGTTGAAGTAATTGGTCTTGTAATCATCGCCAATGCTCTGGATAAGATTATCGTAGAAGGGCATATCAGTCGTGGTTGCGTCAAAAGCATCCCTGTTGATACTAATTAGCTCATCATCGAACATGACGTAGTTTCGTGTTCCTGCCCCAGCTTTACGACTCACGCCGTCATAGTATTGGATGCCTTTGATGCCTTGTTGATTTAGGTAATTAGAACCTGCCTCCATCTCACCGCCACCTTTCCTTCCTGTAAGCCAATGATATAGACTTTCCCCCGACTCAAAGTTTGCCGTACTGGTTAATTCTCCTTCGCTTTTTAAGTTGTTTATTAGTTCTTGAATCTTCTTAGGTTGCTCACTCAAAGGCGCATCCCAATCTAATAAATCTTCAGGTTCTACGTCTAGGTTTACGCTGTAGAGGCTGCCTTGCTTTCTTTGGTGTACTGCGCCACTTTTCAATCCTTCTGATAGCCTTTTGGCTGAATCTATATCTACATTAGCCCCGTTTCTTTCTGCTCTTTTAATGTTAAAATCAAGTGTCTTTATTGCATCTTCTGGGTCTATATCGTAGTCAGTGTGTATCGGGAATCTCGCGCCTGTAATGTTTGAATCGTCAAGCCAATCAGGAACATCAAACACGTTTCCTGCGTCATCAGTAAATTCCTTGACCTCTAAAACTTCTTTATATTGTTTAGCTACATCAGGGCTTTCAGCAAAATACAATCCATGCCCGTAGGATTGCGCTCCTTCACCTGTTCCAATGTTATCCATAGAGAACTTATCTACTTTATGAGGTGTGCCATGCCATGCCTTGACCATGCCGAGACTTGGAATAAACGGCAACGCGCCTAATGCGCTCAGGCCATAGTTCATCGGTGTTCGTTGTTCGGGTTCGTTCCAGAGTGTTCGTGCGTCAGCCATCAGGCCAATGGCATCACCAACAAAAGGCACTGAGCTTGTTGCCATCGCCGCCTGATCCATAGGGTGCATTGCTTGTACCTGCTCACTGAACCGCTGCATATTATTCATACCAAGCTGCTCTGGGGTCTGTTGTGATATCGGGGTGAGGTCTTCAGGTATAGCGAACTGGTCGTGCAGGAATCGCATCAGGCCATTATCTGGTTGCATACCAAGGTTACGAAACATAGAGGGCTGGCCGTCCATCAAGCCATCACGCTTCTGCTTCTGCATTAATTCCTCATAGGTCATCAATAGTTTACCGCTTGGTTCCAATCATCGTAGCCCTGTGGGTCCTTTGACTTAAGGATATCTCGCCCCTCGCCCTCACCTTGCAACCCATACTCCAACGCCTCGACTATATGTGAGTATTTATTCTTGTCTGGTTTGTCGTGATAACGCTCATCACCCGCTACCTGTACACGCTTATAGCAAAAACCACCAGCAAGCCCTTTACGCATTGTAGTACATTTTGGCAGAATTATTAGTCTAGGTACACCATCCATACCAACCTCCCTCAATGGGACCTCAACAGCAGAGCGCCTGACAAGTGGGTCATTGGTCTTTGTTGCCTTACAAGGGATACCTGCAGCGTTCAATATTTTGATTGGTGTTTCATCTGTTGCTTGGTTCCCATCACCACCAGCCGGGTCACCATGGCCCCTGAATTGATTGTTAGGATAATGCCGTCTCAGGTACTTACCAAGCTCAGGCGCGAAGCTAATAGCTGACATATCGTGCGTGACGAACTCATCGAAGGCCACCCAGCCGCCGAAGGCTGTCTCCTGAAGCAATGCCGCTGCGGGTGTTCTACCGAAGTCGAACCCGATAACGATATCCTTCTCTGTTGACGGCTTCCAGTCAGCCCAGTCCTTGCAATGCACTGAGTCCACGTATCGTGGGTGTACTGGTTTACCATCAGATACGAACCCATACTCGTTAGCTAGGTTAACCCTGATCCAATCATCGGACTTACCCTGCATACCGCGCAGGTAATAGTCTGGTGGCAGGTTCGATTTGTTCTCAGCATTCTCGTTTACTATCCAGTGTTCGCCCTCCCGGTACAATCCGCCCGGTTGCTTGAATATGTCCCAGCCATCTGGCTTCGCTTCCTCGGCCAAGTGATAGAGCCAGTGGTCCTCATCTGGAGCGTTGCAGTCACCCAGCATCCCATGCCACGTAGGTTCGACACCGTCCTTCTTGGAGGGATATCTGCCATGGCGTAGGTCTAACATATCAACCACGGGTTTGGATAACTCCTTGACCTCATTCAGCCACACGCCAGTAAGCTGCAGCCCTCGCGCTTTCTTAACGTGGTCTGGTCTGTCAAAGGATATGAATATCAGCTCGCTCTCCACTCGTGTGCCGTCTGGTAGTGCGAACTTCAGTGTATGTGTAGGCGGTTGCTTGCCGCCCTGATTGAACGTACCAAGGCCGCCGTTGACTTCCATCCAGTCCTTGATAGTGGTTGTGAATAACTCGCCGTAGGTATTACGTGCCGCGACCCAGCGTGATGGCCTTACACCCCTGTTGTTGGGTTCCTGCTCGCACATCATACCAACAACCTTATCACACGTTGTGATTGTTTTGCCTGAGCCCAGAGGACCAATGATGATCTGAACTGGCGCTCTTGATATCAGGTACTGCTTGAGTACAGCGCCCTGTGGCTTAACTAGGCGCTTCTCCTTCACTATTCACTACCTAAAATAGTATTAAGGTCTGCCCTAATCCCCAGCAATCTATCTTCAAGCGATACTATTCTCCCACAGTCCTTGCACTCATACACCGACTCTGCAACAACATCTGCCATAGCGCTACTGTAGTGCCTGTGATGCGGGTTGGCTGCCGACATATAACAGTTTACATTCCTGTGAGTGCAAGCGGTCATCAGTCTCCGCCCGTCAAATCTACTACTCTGTCTAACTCAATTAATGATGCCTGAACCTCTTGTTTGTCTGAGTATCCGTGCTTCGTTAACATGAGTTTGGTTATCTGTGCATTAGTCTCATTTCCAAGGCCTTTATTAGTCAAATGGAAGTGTTGAGCTGCCATACAATCCTTGGAGATAGTCGAAAACTCTTCGTTAAACGAGGCGTGGTCTGGGTTTGCCCAATCCTTCAAGGTTGTCTCACCTACCTTCAACACGATAGACATACCAACGATGCTTGGCACATGATGTCCGTGTTTATCCCAGAACTCAGTGATATAAGCTCGTGCGTCAGCTCTAAGCTCTGGAGTGCATTTTGATGGTCTTCCTCCAGCCATTACTCAGTCTTCCTTATTTTAATTGTGTTTACATTAAGCATCATTAGTAATCCCCAAAGCGAATGGAAACTGCCGCTCATGTAGTACAGACCAAGAACAGTGGTGACTGTGCATATCATTGTGATTATGTTTTCAATAAACGCTTGCTTTACCATTATCGTTTTCTATCGGTTGATTTGGCCTTGTATGCCTTGAGCCTGTCGTTGACTGTTTGTTTTCTTTCCTCTTGCTCATCCTGAAGACGCAACACTCTCTGTCGTTGAGGGCTTTGTGGATGCCAAGGGTCTTGGCTTGGTGAATATGCCATTGAGCCCATTATCGTTTCTTCCCAAATATCTTTTCCCAGTTCTCCCGGTACTTCTTCTGGTCCACTGGTCTTGGTTTATCGCCTTTTCCGCTCATTGCACTGTTACCCGGTCTGGTATGATTAAGAATTGTTTGTTACCGAGGGTTAAATAGAAGTCTGGGTTGCAGTCTTTGCAGAACAGGAACTCGTTGTTGTCAATCATCTCTTGACATGACTTGCAGTCGGGTTCTGTGCAGCATTCTGGGCAGGGCATAATTTAACTCTCGTTAAGTTGATATGTGATTATAGCTTATCTAATCGCCTATGTGAATTATCTGTATTTTACCTTTAAGCTCATCGGTCATAGAAGCCCCTGTACTCGTACATCCCACCACCTAACGTCTTTTTAGTGTGCTTTTTCATAACTACCTCTCCTTGTAATATTTCGCTACAGCGTTTTTAAGGAAAGATAAAACGCCATCGTAAGAGCCAACGCGTTGTTGTGCGTTGTACCCGCCAATGTTGTTAGCATCACGGTACTCAGCGTCTATATCCCAGACGCATTCATCGACAATGTGCTCTGCCAACAAACCTTTTTCGTACTCGCTGAATGTTGCGTTATAAAGCGCAACGATTTCTTTTTTTGTTTTACGTGCCATGTTATTTCTCCTCTATACCTAAGATTTAGTCTGCTAATACCTTGGTCAACATTTTGTTTAAATGTACGATTCGTGGCTTAGTCTTTGGGTCGTCAATCATTCCCAACGTGATGCTGTTAGCCAAGTCTGCTATCGCATCGTCCAAGTCTGCTTGAGTATCAAAAACAATCTTCTGGCCGCCGAATACTATTTGGAACATATTCGGGCTAGAAATCACGTTCATGTTGTCATCATGTGCATCTGCGAATCGGGTTACGCTTATTTTGTTTTTCATGTTTGTTTTCCTTGGCTGTTTTGTTACTGTGAGGATATAGTAAGGCAGCTTAGTAATGGAGTCAAGCATTCTTAGTAATTTATTTTCAGCACCCAAAGAACCCCTCGCCCTCGACCATCGTGCGTATCTGCTCGTCATCGTAATTTGGTATGCACCACTTCATCATGAACTCCCACTCCTCAAGAGGCTCACCTACCTCCCGCTGAGGCTGAAACATATCGAGCTGCTCATCCTGCAATTTTAAATCCCCTCGTCACTATCTCAAGCGCCTCATCTACGTTTTTAGCGATGCTAACCTGTCCACCCCACTCTCGATGCCATTCAACCTGTTTAGGGGTTAATTTCGTAGCTGAGGGTGGCTTTTTCCCATCTTTGACCTCGATGAGATAATTCCTTCCAGCCAGACCAACCAATAAATCAGGCAGCCCGTTCTTGTCGGCCCCCAAGGGTTGCACCGTGCAACCGATACGCTTGAGTCCTTCGATAATTTCTCTCTCGTTGTCATCTCGTCTGTTACCTCTCATATCCAATTAAACTCCGTATTGAGCCTGTCTTGCGGAACAAACCACGCATCAGGCATATTATTAAACCCTTTCATCCAGTTCCTCTCGTCTTTGACCGCATCGACATCGTTAATCCACCCGCATACCCGGTACTCTGGGGATGTCCCAACAACCAAACAGTAAGAGGTGACATTGCCCTCGCGTATATCGCTTGGCCTAATGATTAGTTTGCCGTCTTTTCTCTGCGTGTGGCGTATCTCAAACTTGTCAACATCAGGCATCGTCTTAAATGTATTCACTGAAAAGTTCCAGTACAAATTAAAGCATTTAGCAAAGGCCATTTCTGCCGCTGCTCCCTCGATATCACAGTGCCATCCAAAATCTTTATTATTCACTTTGTTGGTTAAGCCGCTCTTGGTAAAATTCCTTCTAACCCCAACCATTGCAGCGACATATAGCTCAAAATTACTTAACTTAACTACCATTTTCAATCCACCTCGCTTGTGTTTTTGATATCCACTCCCACTGGTCTGGCCACATCAAGTGTATTGTGTGTATTTTGTGATGGTCAGTCGAGCAAAGAGGCATAGCGTAGTTGTCCGGGGCTTTAGTCCCCATGCCGCCCATGCCACCGACACCGATGAGATGGTGCGCTACAACGTCTTGATCCGTGCCACATACCGAACACGGCAACGTCCTAACAAATGCCAGATACTCTTTTGACCTGAATGGCTTTTGTTTCATCATGCGCCGTAATACCCCTCTAGCATTGGATCGAATTTACTCGCCCAAGCGCAGTAGTGCGCCACGATTACCGCCCTGTTATGTTCCTTGTACGCTTGCTGTATGTTCATTTGTTTTTATCCTCCGGGAAGGGTACTGAGATATCGAAATTGTTAATTAGCCAGCGGTTCATCACATCGTACACGGTTGACACCTCGGTCTTTTCCAGTTGCGTTGTGGATACCTTGCCGAGCATCACCAGTTCAATTTTTTTAAAGATCAATTCCTTCACCATGTACTGGGTCCAAGGTATCTCGACCGCTTTCTTGGACAGAACCTCGACCATATCCAACCCCTTGGCGTTACAGGCCTCTGCCACCATGTTGCAGTAGACCTCTATCGCCGCCCGTTGCTTATCAGTTCGTTTCATTTGGCGCTCCTTCGGCAGTGAGACGCGGTTCCGATCGTAATGAACTCGCACCAGCTATCTGTCCTCTGCCCTGTGACCTCGTGATTGTAGACACCCTCCCGGCGTTTCCATAGGCAATACTTATTCCCCTTTTTCGGGCCTTGATTTGTGATGCGATAATTGCCGCACTCTGACTGCAGTGTATTCTCCACCCCATCGGGTTTATGCCAACCATCAGAGTTCATCCAGAGCCTTGCGCTCAAGTATGGCTTCATACTCAACGTCATTCAGGATATGCCGCTTAACCTTGGGCTGCGACACGCTCTGGCTACCTTCCTTCCCGGCCAGCTTGCTATCCTTGCTGTAAGGCAGTGGTGTTCCAGTGCTATCCAAGAACTTGACTATGATCTTAATCAGGTCCGAAGCCTCCTCCTTGTTGGCTGGATTAGCTTTGAACTCAGGGTGCTTGTTAAGCCACTTCACGCGCTCTAATTCTCGCCAATCCTTCTTGCCCGATTGGTAGCCCAGTCTTGGGGTAGTGTTTTGCTCGTCACGGTTCACGGCTTCCTGTGAGGTTATTTTGCAGATAGCGCGAAACTCTTTGGGTGTTGGCGCGGAGCCATATTCCTTTGCCATGCGTGATTGACCACGGTGAATCTGTACGTCACTCAGGTCAGCCAGTGCATCCATCCAGATGTTTATCCAGATATCGACATCAGCATCTGATTTGTTAACCGAGCTGAACAGGTGGCCATAGGTGGTGCTCATCAGCACATAGAGCTGCGCGATTAACTGCTTACGAGAAACTGCCATCTTGGAGACGTTGACGGAGTCTTGATGCGACATCCGCTCCGTTCTCGGACTTGTGATATACGTTCTGGGTGCGTTTTCCATTTTGATTCCTCTTCATGGTTAGTTGGTCAAAGTGTTTGCGTAATTTAATTGGCGAGAGAATATTGGTACACCAAAAGTCATCGCTATTGGCGAACAGGAATATCTGCTCAATCTGCTCGGTAGTTCGGTCATCAAGTTGACGCATCATCCGAATAACATTCGCCCATGTCTCGAAGTTGGGCTTCTTTGCTGATGGATTAACAATCTTGATTTTATCAAACATCATGACCACTAATTTCATGTCCGTGTCGGAGAATTTATTCTTCGACATAGTATTGTCTTTTGGTATTGTATTTTGATTGTCTTTTGTATGGGGCGTTTTGACTCCCCCTTTCTGGTCGTTTTGACTCCCCCTCCTAGGGTTGTTTTGACCCCCGGTTGTTTTGACTCCCCCGGAGTCGTTTTGACTCCCACTCCACTCTCCATAGTTCTTGTTAATTCCGAGGTTATTTGCGTACTTGCCCTGCTGTTTTAGCAGCACATTTTCCTCGGTTAATTTCCTAACTGATCTTCGGACAGCAGAGGACTCAAGCCCGGTCATTTCGATTATTTGTGACCGTGCAATATCATCTGATTTTTTGTTGTAGCCGTAGGTTTTTCTGATGACGGCAAGAAGGATTTTGTATTCGCGTTTACTGAAGTCGTGGCGTGTGATCGCCTCAATTAGCTCGTTGGCTATTTTCAAGTATCCGTTATCGGTGTCTGCTTTCAATTGATACTCCCATTAGTGTAAAGAATTTGTCGGGCTACTGCAGATGAATGGGCATCTTTGGTACTGCGGATATTTGAATGAATTGCGAAAGACAAACAAACAACCTCGGAGGTAATTAGCCTCACCCGACAAAACTGATTGTATAGCATTAAGCTACGTTGGTCTACATAAATACTTCAGGCATTAGCACCCGCATCTGCAATTCCCGCTTCTCAGGAATAGGCTTTGTCTCTGGCCACATATATACCGCTGCTGGGGCAATCTCAAAGAACTTCGCTGCTGCTGGGATGCCGCCGAATATCTTTTCCATCTTCTTCCGGGTCATTACTCGTTTAATCTTTTTCATAAATAAAGCTCCATAAGTCAAGTTGAGGTGCAATCCTAACTTGCCTTGAAAATAATGTAAAGAAACCTTTGCAATTGATATTCACTATGATAAGGTAGCTTATCTTTTGAATAACCGGACGGAGAAGCAACATGAAAAGCTACATATACGAATACCCAGTAAAATTAAACGGTGGCACAGAAGACGCAACAGCAAGGATTACCATTGTAGCTGACCCAAAAAGAGAAGGTTTATACAAGGCATCTATATCACGCAGCAATGATGATTACGGCTACAGTTGGTCTTATCTGTACGGCAAATGCAACCAAGGCGAGATTCAAAAATTAATAAGCAAAGCAACCGAAATCTAAACCCCAATAGCCCCTTCGGGGGCAAGGAGACACAAAGTGTTAATTACTAAAAACGGTCGCACACACAAAACCTATCGGCAACAACGTGAAGGAGGTGGGTCAGTGAACGAATATCTCGACAAGGTAGTGGACGTTATTTTGATACTGGCAACAGCTACCTTTATTGCCTACATCTTAATTAGCCTGTAAAGAATGCTTGACACTTAAAACCAAGTAGCCTTATAATTCGTTATCACTTACACGGGAGCAGCAACATGACTGAAGAAGAATATCAGGCACAGGTCAGCCACTTAAACGCTGAGATCAATTACCTAAACAAGTACGCCAATGACGCTAACGCTGTCATCGCTGACTTGGCTGCAGAATTACTTAAACGAAAAGAGGAAGACTAAAATGAGTGCATTAACTTTTGAAGAATGGTGGGATAAGAACGAATTTGAAATGAGCCACCTGACACTAAAAACCGCACTGAACGCGGCCTACCTTGAGGGTAAGTTAGCGGGTGTCGAGCTTGTTGAGAAAACCATTAAGGATAAAAAGTAATGGACGAGCAAGAAAATTACGACAGCCAATCATGGGCGCATCAGGCTGAACTTGAGTTACAAGAACAGACTGACCCTGAAATAATTCAACGTAATGACCCAGCCTGTAATATCTGGCTGGACTCAGTGGAGAAAAAAAGATGGTAGCTAAAACAGAAGTTAATAATGCGGTGGTAGCGTATGCAAAAGCGTGTGCCGCCCTCACCGGGAAGGTCAAGAAAGATTCCACCAACCCACATTTTAAGTCAACATTCGCGTCACTTGAGTCCGTTCTGGACACCATCCTACCTGCCTGTCACGCAGCGGGGTTATATCCGCTTCAGGAAATTGTTGAGGCCGAGGGCGGGATAGCCGTTCAAACTACTCTGGTTCACGAGTCAGGTGATATTTTTGCATTACAACCCTGCCCCATCCCAGTCGATAAAAACACCGCTCAGGGCGCAATCTCTGCCTCTACTTATGGGAGGCGTGTGAGTTTGATGGCTATTTTCCAATTAGCACCCAGTGATGACGATGGTAATGCCGCTGAAGCTGCGCCACCAGCACAAATAGACACGACCGGGTTCGAGAGACATCTGGACTTAATCGATGATGCTCCCGGTGGACAGGCATTAAAGGCAGCATTCACCACGGCTGTTAAGTGGGCGCAATCGCTGAACAACCAGCATTATGTAGACCAATTTATAGCAGCAAAAGATGAAGCAAAAGACCGACTAACAGTAACCGACATTAACGAGGAGCAATCATGAACATAATTAGTTTTACAGGAAATTTAGGGCGGGACGCGGAAGTTCGTCACGTAGGGGAAAACACCGTGTGCGACTTTTCAGTAGGCGTTAGAACCGGGTTCGGTAAGAACGAGGGGACGGCGTGGGTGAAGTGCGCGGTATGGGGCAAACGAGCCGAGGGTGAGCTGCCCGACTATCTAGTCAAGGGTCAGCAGGTCGCGGTATCAGGTGATTTTAGTATGCAGGAGTGGACCGACAAAGAGGGTAACGCACGAACCACCCTAGCCTGTAATGTAAATAGCTTAGACCTAGTGGGTAAGAAGTCAGAGGGCAGCGACACACCAGCAAAAAAGAATGAAGCGCCTCAGAGACAAAGTAACACGCAAGAGGCTAGCGATGATTTTGTAGACTCGGATATTCCTTTTTAACTAAACCCCTTGTAGATACTGGTAATTAGTATTACGCTCTTGGGATGCAAATAATAAAGGGCAATCATATGAAAACTTGTTTCAAATGTCAGAGAGAATTACCTCTCTCTGATTTTTATAAGCATAAGCAGATGGCTGACGGTCATTTAAATAAATGCAAGGGCTGTACAAAGTCTGACGTAAAAACTCACAGGGAAGAAAATATAGAGAGGATTAGAGAATATGATCGTAAAAGGGGGAATAGGTTGCCTGTGGGGTATCTCAAAGAGTACAAGGAAAAGTACCCGAATAAATATAGAGCGCACCAAGCAGTGAGAAAAGCGGTGTTTAGAAATGAGTTGTTTAGAGAGCCATGTGAAGTATGTGGAGAACCTGATACTCATGCCCACCACGATGACTACCTGAAGCCGCTTAATGTCAGGTGGTTATGCGCTGCTCATCACAGTCAATGGCACATTAAAAATGGAGAGGGAGAAAATAATACATAAGTTTACTTGACAGGGATAGTCAAGCCAGCTTATCATTCGTTATCACTTACAAGTAACGAGGATTTTGAGATGAAACAGCACCCATTTACAGTATCAGGTTTAGGTAACGCTCCATTTGAATGCGTTGGCGTTACCGAAAACAAGTCATCGGGTCTGCCAGATAAACATGGCGTGATCATCGGTTACGCTGGCCAGTCTCTTGGTAGCTGTGATCATTGCGGCACTGCAATTACTTACGAGTATCACATTGTAAGCGCCGAGGGAAAACGCTCTGTAGTGGGCAGCTCTTGCATCCAGAAAGCATATAAGCAGGAAGTTAGTCCTGAGTTACGCGCCAGCTTCCTTAGCGTTAAAAGCTCAAGATTATCACCAGCGGAATTAGCTGAAAAGAACCGCCAGAGATTGGTGGCGCTTGAGTGCCGCAAGATAAACAACCTGAAGGCGCTGCAGGAGGTTTACGCTCACAAAGTTGCAGAGCGTAACCGTAAAGCCAACAGCAATCATATTGGCCAAGTGGGTGAGCGTGTCGAGTTAACAGGCACGGTTCGATTCGTTACCGCTGGTGAGGGTGTATACGGCGTTTGGGTGATGACCTGTGTCGATACTGACAATGGGGTAGTTATCTACTGGAATAGCTTAAAAGGCGCTAAAAAGGGCGATTCTGTGACCTTTTTCGCCAAGATTAAAGACCACTCTGAGCGTGATGGTGAGAAGCAAACCATTGTGCAACGAGCAACCAAAATAAAAGTTGGAGTATAAGTATGAATATATCTGAAAAAAATATAGTGGAAGCATTATTAAAAACCGGGTTCGTCACGATACACGACAACGATGTGCGAATGAATAACGCGATGGATTGGTTCGTTGAGATGGGGCTGGTTAACTCACAGGAAACCCCCTGCGAATCTATAACGATGTACATGGCAACCAAGCGAGGCATCCGAGTATGAACAACGTCTATATTGATATCGAGACAATCCCAGCCCAGCCTGAAGAGGCTACCAAGGCAGAGATAGCTAAAACCATTAAGCACCCGGCCACAATGTCCAAGCCTGAGACTATCTCAGACTGGCATAACGGCCTAGGAAAGTATTCTGGGGCAAAGGATGCGCTTATCGATGAAACGTACCTAAAAACGTCATTTAGCGGCTCTTCTGGCGAAATTATATCGATAGCCTACGCTGTCGGTGACAATCCAGTGCAGTCATTCTCACGCGCATTAGATGAGCCCGAGGATATATTGCTCAGGGCGGCATTCTTGGGGCTGTCAGAGTTCTCAGATAAAGGCATCTCACCCTATTTCGTGGGCCACTACATTAGTGGCTTCGACCTTAAGTTCTTATTCCAACGTGCGGTGATTCTGGGTGTTAATCCCGGCTTTAAACTTAACCAGCACGGTAGGCACGGCAGCGACTTCTACGACACCATGTCAGCTTGGGAAGGTTACCGGGATACGATATCTCTGGATAATCTAGCCAAAGCACTAGGCATTGAGGGTAAGGATGATATCGATGGCTCGATGGTCTGGGGTATGGTTAAAGAAGGCCGTATTGCTGATGTCGAGACATACAACCGAAGCGATGTCGAGATTGTTCGCAAAGTATACAAAAGGCTGAATTTCGTATGTTAGTCGGATACACAGCGAAGGAGTACGCCGAACAAAAGAACGTATCGCTATCAACGGCTAGGCGCTTCCTGCACACGAATAGCGTAAAGGCAACAAAAAAGAAGCTGTTCTATAAGACCCCGTTCAATGACTCTGGCAGGAAAAGGGTTGAGGCAGTTGTCTACTATGTTGAGGAGATTAAATGATGAGTGATACGCCAAGAACAGATGAAGAAAGCAAGCCAGAGATTAATAATTGGCCTAATAATTCAGTAGTTAATACTGAGTTTGCTAGAAATTTAGAACGTGAACTAGCCGCAGCCAAAGAAACAATCAAAACGCTGACTGATGCTTTGGTATCCATCAGCAAGAACGGTTGCTGCCAAACGTGCCAAGAGGCAAAGTTGGTCGCACTTAAAGCATTAAAGTAGGATGAATGATGAGCGTATAAAGACGTTTATAGAGGACGAGGGGTTCCACGGTTCATAACAATCTGGCTCGGCAGTACAATCTTTTAATTTTAACATTCTTTAATATGATTGTTATGTCTTTGTTCTGTAAACAAAAAACTACTGTCGAGCCATTTTTCTCAATATTTTTGTCAAGAACCCTTTGCATTCCTAATTTGCCTGTGTCAAGATAGCTTATCTTTTAAACACACGGAGCAATAAAATGAACGCATCTTTACTAATATCTAGCATTGAAAAACATCAAGGTCGTATCGTTGACCTATTCTCAACCCTGTCAGCAAAGGATGTTGGCTCACTGTCAATATATCCGGGCAACGAGTGCGTTGAGTTTGTCGCTTACGACCATGACTATAATTACATCGGTGAGTTTGATGCTGACCGGGATGATGTTGAACGATTTTTAATCACTGGGGGCAACCCTTTTTGCGGGGCCAATTAAGATGAAATACATTAACTTTATAGCGATACTTTTGCTGGCGGCATACGTCTACAGCTTGGACCTTGACGTTATAAGCGCCGGGTTCAAGCAGATTGAAGTGGACGAGAAGGGCATTCTGTGGTGGCAAGATACTCGTGAGGAAGTACCACCACAGAAATACTGGTCCGCTTAATTACTCACCTATAGAGTCAAGATAGTCTTGGCTCTTGCCGAATAGCTTCTTGCCTAAACCCTCTTTTCTCTTTTTACGAGCCGCAACCTTATCAGCGTTGCTTGCAGTAGCAGTCGGCGCTGGCTCAGAGTACATTGAATCAGCCTGACTGTATGGGTCGGAACCGTTACGCTTTAACCGTTTGTATTTGGCTGCTGCAGCCTCTTCTCTATCATAATTCTGCTGTATTTTACCAACCATGATCTTCTCCTACTTCTTACGTTTAAGTTTATCACCGACAAAGCTCATAATAGTCTCATCACCAGCCTCATCCCAGTCTATTTCGTCCATTTCGCCATTATGTATCTTCTGACGTATGTTTTCCTGCTTCACCCTGTTTCGTGCCTGTACCTTGAGTTTAAGGCTCTTATATGCGAACCAAGCAAGAATAATAGGCACGATACCAATAGCCCAGAAGTTACTGAACTCCTGAAACGTAGGAGGTGGTGGTAATGCTACGGCCTCTACTTCCTCGTAGGCGTATGTTCCTGACTCGTAGGTCTGCTGCTCTACTTGCTGGCCCATTATTTCTTACCTAGCTGGTCGGTCTTTTGCTTTGACCCGGATGACGAACCAAACCAAAAATTCATAATCTGTATCTGTGCTGCCGTCAATACACCCAGAACCATATTAAACTCTGACTTAATGTTCTCAGCAATAGTTACATCACCTGCGATAAATATCCAGAGGACAGCGATATAACCAACAGTATAGACCAGTGATAGCGTCATCTGTGGCATGATGCCCTGAGCCGCTGCTAGCCCCCTTGCGGAATCCCTGTCCCTGATATGAAGCTCTTCTTCTTTGAACCCAAGCTCACGCATTTTTACTTGGAACTCTTGGTCAGCTTTCTTAATAAGCATTAGCTGTTCAGGGGATGCGCCAAGTACAGCATCGGCTAAGTCCTGCTCCGAAGCACTCTCGTCACCTAATAACTTACCAGCAAGAAACTTCATCCCTGCCGCACCAAATGGTCCGCCGATAGTGCCGCCAATGATAGGCGCTACGTTCTTAACAATATCTTTCCAGTCCATATTATTGCTCCCTTATATCCAGTTCAAAGAATGGGTCGCCATCAAGGTAATCCATGAATTGATTAAATGCTTTCTTGCTATTCCAGACCGCCGGGACAGTAGCATCACGGGTTAACCCAAGGCCAATACAGCCTAGTATATCTTTTAGGTAGTTGGCGATATGTATTTTAATTTCGCTTCTATCAGGTACATTCATTATCTCATAAGCTGGGTAGCCACCTTTGTTGTACATTCCCAATTGGCATAAATATAACCCAGCCGGGATACATGATATTCTTTTCTCGTTATCAACCCATGGCAGTTCGATAGTCTGAACCTTGAAGTCACGGTCATGGTTGAACATTTCACCCAGTGTGTAGGTGTCGGTCATATCATCTCTATTGATAAAGAGTTTTTTCACTGACTACCTCCATTTAACTCTTTAGCAGTCTTCATCTTTTCAGATTGCATTTCATCCTCCCTAGTCCATCGATTAGATGCAGTATGGAGGTCATTCTTGCGTGACTCTTTAATATCACCAATCAAGTTATGCACTAATGCTTCAAGCCCTTCAAACTTAGCAATGACAGAGTAAGGGTGACCATCAGTATGTTCATGGAAATTGTCTCTCTGAATATCTTGTAACTTTTCAATCCATCTACTGCGTTCTTCTGATAGTTTACTGACGCCTCCAAGCTTAGCATCAAGTTCTCTGTCTTGTGCGTCACGTAATTTTTCCATTGAGTCGAGTGAGTTCTTAATCAGACTGCCTGACAACCCTGCGATAACGACCACGATTGTTAAGAGTGAAAATAAATGTTTACCACGCACGCCGACTTCTGTGGTTAGTGATGATTTCATATCCGCCAGAGAGTCGAGCAACGAATCTAATTTTGCATCTGACTTTGATTGCGCTACTTGCATCTCGCCCATCGTGTGAGCAAGTGAACGCACATCATCCCTTAAAGAATCATGCTTCTTGTACAGGTCGTCTATGCGTTTTTCGTGTATTGTCACATCATTTTCTGTAGTCATTAAACAAAGTTAGTCCATGTTATTGTTATTAGCATCGCACAAGCAGACCTTAACTTCTCAAGGTGTTGCCAGCGCACATCTTTTTCTAAGCCACGAACCGCGAAGCCCATGAAATAAAAACCAACTACATGACCTATAAAAACCCCAAGCCAGTTAATATCTAAAAAGAATCCAAGGAACAAAGTAGGCAGCGCCCATAACGCACCGAGTATTGCATGGTTAGTAAAAGCATTGTCAGTCTTGACTATGTACTGCCACTTCTCCCACTTACCTGCCTTATTATTGTCATTGCCATGCTCACTATGCCCGCCAACAATTTTACCTATTGGGTCACCAGTACCAAACATAACTCCTGCAAGTGTAAACCAAATAACAAAGATTAAAGACCAATAAGTAAACCCAATAACGTATACGTACAGTGAAGCTAATAAGAGTAAGAATATATGCTTATGAGATACAAAAGGTATTATCTTCCGAGTCCATTGCCCGTGACCACCTCGGCTGAAATCGAAGTAGCCAGCGAGAAAGATCAGGATTATTGAGTGGTATGGTTCAATCATCAGAAGCCCAGTAAACCAAGGATAGAATCGTCCTCGGAATATCCACGACCACCACGACCTGACTGCTTCATCGCTTCGCGCAAGAGTTCAGCGCCAGCACTATTATCATTTATAAGGCTCATACGGGTGCGGTTTCTCATGTCTCTTAACGCTAGGGCAGTTCTTACCTTATGTTTATCAGTGCCAAGCGCCTGACCTAAACCAGCAGCAATAGCCGCCACGTTGCCCATTAACCCTTCGCCACCAATCTGGTGAGCGGTCAATATCTTAAGCGGCGTGCCTAAACCCATCACGTCCTTACCCTCGACCCGTCTTATTGTCCGCTCCACGTCCCCGGATATCTCTTCAAGCTCACCCCATGTCCTGTTTAAGCCCTTTATCTCAGGCACAAAATGCTCCACCTTTGTTTTGGCGGAGTCGCCGATCGCTTTCCGAGCTTCTTCGGCAGCCCTCGTTCCTGTTTGCTGTCCACGGTCAAAATTAATATCTGCCCAAAGGCTCTTCTTTAACTCGTGAAGCTCTTCAACGGTGTAATAATCCTTACCTAATCTGCGCTGGTTTTGGCCTATGTCTTTCGCAACCTTATCAATTTCTCTAAGGTTTTTAATTCCTGTTGTTTGCGTGGCAGAGCCTAACTCCTGTCGCAGTGGTTTTAGCGTATCGAATACAGACTGGGACGGGACCCTACCACTAGAGTTAGCTTCCTCAATTAAGCGGTCTATCTCTACCATTGCATCGGCCTGTTTCTGCCTTAAATCAACAATTCCCGATGACCTTGATATATCAATCTGGTTATCGAGCGCCATCTCAATTTTATTATTGTAAGGGGTCACTGGAAGGCCATCAGCATACGTCCGCTTACCCTTCTGACTGAATGATGTTTTAGCTACCTGCTTGTACAGGTCACTGGCTAGGTCACCCTTAACCAGAGGCGTTTCCTTAAGCGCAAGTTTAGTGGTATTAACGGCGGCGTTTATCGGGTCAATAGCCTTTGCAGCATCACCGACTATATTGGCTATTTTTGCCGCGTTTCCACCAGCTTTAGCCGCTATCACCGCTCCGCCAGTTGTAATCCCAACAACGTCAGATAATAGCCCAACAGGGTCTTCCTGTAGCGTCTTCTTTAGGTTCTCCATGCCGCCGTAACGCTCAACCAGAGCATTCCAGACAGCATCGACAGTGGCCTCATTCTCCTGAACACCGGGCGAGAATTTCTCTACACCGCCCTTGGCTAGACTTGCGATAGCGCCGAGTGTATTGAACGGGTGTCGAATAGGATAAGTTGTATCGTCAATTAATTGCATAGCACTGCCGGGGATATTCTTAACCATATCCATAGCATTGAAATCAAAAGAGGGCGGGTTAGCTTCATCCTGCTGCCAATCAGCCATGAACGAGTCAACATCGGGGTCCGCTCCCGATTCAGCGTACAGCTTTATAGAATCGTCCGTATTCGCTAACTCACCAAGAAGCGCATCAACCTCTTTCTGTTCTTGCTCTGTAAGTTCCATATTATTTTCCTATTCGACTCAGGACGGCTGCCTTCTGTGCAGAGTTCATGTTCTTGTACCTCTCAGCGAGAGCGGGGTTAGCAGCGAACTTCTGGTCCAACTGGTTCCTTAGCTCTTCCTCTCTGACAGTGACCTCAACGTCAGTCTCGATACCCTCAAGTATTTTATGCAGAGAATTTTCGTCTTTGTTCACCCACGCATCGATCTTATCCTGCATCTCCATAGAGCTTTTGCCCTGCTTCTGCATTTCCCTGATCATGCTGGCAACCTTCTTGTCCCGGTTCAGCTTTGCCTTCTGGAATCTAAGTATTTTTCTGTTTGCTTCGGTAGACTTGCCCATGCTTGCGGAGAACTGCTCAAACAAAGCCATTTCACGCTCAGATACTGCGCCCTTAGTCTCCGCCACCCGCGCCATAACCTCGTCACCGAGCTGGGTCTGCATAAATAGAGTGTTAGCCAGATCATCATCGCTTATATCCCAGCCAAGCTCTTTAGCCCAACCCTTGGCAGCGGCTTGGAAGTCAGCCAGTTTACCAGTCTTAACGGTATCCAGTAGCTTCAGCATAATATCAATGCGCCCAGCCTTCATCCCGGCGGAGTGACCCGCTGCGCTATAACCGATAACACGTTCACGCGCATCATCAGCGAAAGCGAGCTTGTCTTTATACATAATCTCTTCGTCAATAGTCCTATTTTTATCGCCATAGGTGTTCTGCGTAATCTCCTGTCCTCCACCTAATACGCCGTACTTATCCAGTTCATCTAAAGTAGGTTTGCGACCACCAAGTCCATCCTGAACAAGTCCGTATTTTTCCATAAGCGCGGACGGTTTTAATGCGGCATCCTTTCTGGTTAGCGTGTCGCTGAGTAAATTAGCGCCGTAACCCCGGATATCCTTAACCCGGTTGCCTTGCTGCTTATAAAAAGCCTCCATCTGGTCATTCTTATCACCAAATATACCTGTGCCGTCATTATTCTGGGCCATCTGCCCCGTAGGTGACTGGAAGTATTCAGTTGGCCGTGTACCCATGTTCTGGGCCAGTTGCTGCTGTCCTACCTGTAAATCTTCGAGGCTCCAGTCGCGCTCCTGCTGGGCGGCCTGAGCGTTGTATTTTGCTTGCTCCTGAAGCTCAAGCTGACGAGCGTAGGCAGGGTTAGTGCGCCGCGCTCTGGCATTAAGATAACTATCTAAAAAGCCCATAATATTCTCCTAGTAATTCATCAGGCCTTGCAGCCAAGGGTTCTGCTGGCGTGGCATGAAGTTCTGGTATGGCTGTTGACCGCCAGCGCCCACTACGGACATTAAGCCCTGCAGCGTCTGCATCGGGTTAGGTAATTGCTCCGACTGAACCTGCTTCATTCCTAATAGCTCTGACTGTGATTTCTCTCGCGCACCCTGCCTCCCAATCATCTCGCCCCACTTATCACCCCATGACTGGGCTCTGCTGGGGTCATCCAGAAGCGCTTGAGGGATAGTCGGTCCTTGATACTGTGGTGACATACTTGTCGCTGTATAGTGGTCATTTGGGTCCAGTTCTGGCTTCATTACCCCATAACCGGGCTGCTGGCCGTAGTTCAGTTCATCGAGAAGGCCACGCGCCTCTTCACCGAAGACATTGAACCGGGCAACATTCCCGAAGGGACCAGATAAAGTTCTTGGGTCAAACATAATATTCCCCTTATTTCATTGACGCGCCCATACTCTTCGAGCTGCTCTGGCCACCCTGTGACCCGCTACCTAAAAGAGTTGGTCTGCCCACTACATTGCCATATTCGCCCATTGCGCTCCAAGGCTGCATATACGGTGCAAACTGCCCCATATTGAGGTTCTGCTGCTGCTGTGCGCCCTGTATACCTGTATTCATCGTGTTCTGCTGGTCACCTAGCATCTGGGACATTAACTGCTGTCTACCGAAGTTATTCTGGTCAGCATTCTGGGCGATCTGGAGCTTACGATTTAAGTCCTTATCGAAAGTGTTATAACCCATGTTAGTCTGAGCGTTAAACAGTTGCGTATTCGCATCGTTATATAAGCCCGACTCGGTTATGCCGTGCCGTGAGCTACCGCCCTGACCCGCCATGTTTGCTCTGAGGTCGTTCATGGCCAGAGAGCCGCCAAGGTTGGTCGCTGCAGAGTCACGCATCTGTCGGTTCATAGCGTCAACATAGTTGTTGCCCTGACCGCCCATGATCATGTTATTGATCTCCTGCTCATTACTTGGCGTGTTCTGAGACTGCTGGAGCGAACTCATTAGCTGATTGCCAATATTTAAGCCGCCATAAGCGCCGCCCTGCATCTGGTTCTGCCATGCCGGGTTGACTTGGTTGGTAACCTGATTAATACCGTTAACAGCGCCGGGTATTTGGCCCTGCATACCGCCATTAGTTTGATTAAACAAACTACCAGCTAGGCTGTATAAATTCTGCAGCGCCGGGGTCTGCCCACCCCAGACTTGCTGCTGGAATTGCCCTTGGTTGCTGCTATCGCTTGAGTTTGAACTGCCGCCCATTATGTTTTCTCCTCTATCTCATATTGTAGTACAGTGTGGAGCTTTTTATAACCATATGGCTCTAAGACTCTCGCCCAGCCTTCTCGCGCTGCAAAGCCCCGAATTGCAGTACAATCAAAATCCTTCGCTATCTGTTCAGCGATTTCCATAAACCTATCCATCCACTCGCGCATCTCTTCGCCACCGATAACCGGGATGGTCAGGACGCGTTTACCAGAGTCCAGAACCTGCACGTTGAGAATATTTACCGCGACAATTTTTGCTCCACGTGAAACAGTGACCAGTAGCGTATTAGCATTGATCAGGTTCTCCCGTGTTGCCTCCAGAGTGACATCGTCCGGGGCCTTATCAATAACCTTCTGGATGAGCGGCGTTACCTGCTCCCATACAAGATCAATCATCGAGGCGGGGACGGCCGCAATAACAAGCTCTAATGGTTTTAGTTGTGCGTTCATGCTATGAAAGTATACCCCGTTGACTTATAAACCCATAAACCTTCTGCAGTAATAACAGCATCATATCCAGCCCCCGTAGGGTCGTTAAAATAATATACATGGCCAATCTGTGGCTTATAAGGCATCTCTTTTCGTGGGGTGAAATGGTTTGATTGACCGAGGGCCGTTCCGACATCAATAAATCTGCGGGTCAGGAAGTCCTGCTGGTCAGTGGCGAATGACGCTGGTGGTGACTCTTGACCTATGCCTCTAGCCATTATTCCCCCATTAAACCTTTATAAAAATTATTAAAACCTTCTGGCTTGTACGTTTTACTGTACTCCAGAGCCTCATCGATACTGTCGAACGGTATCGCGTTATTTGTTTGTTTATTGTAGTCCAGCGCCTCAAACGGGTCATCGTATTCGTGTAGGCCTTCGTCCGTCTGAACTATCATAGGAAACGCCCACGCCTGACCGTTCTCATCAATCTCGGCGCTCATCCTGTGGGTTGATATACTGCCATCATCATTAGTCACGATATCGTAGTTATTTGGGTTATTAATTCTGTCCATAAAAGGAAGATAGGAATAATCATCCATCAGCCCTGAATACTTAAAGCCAGCCATTACCGCTCGCCGTTCCTAACAAATTCAATATCCATGCCCGATATTGCATAGTTACCCGTGCCAACCGAGTCTATTCGGTAGCAGTGAAGCTCGCCCGTGGTCCTGAAGTCTACCTTTCGGTCCACTCCCGGCGTGAAGGTTATCGCTGGCTGCCATCTAATCGGGCTACCCGCGAAGTCCTGTGAGCCAAATTGAATCTCAACGGGCTGAGTCCCCTGCATATGCGGGAATGCTCTGGTAATTGTTGTGACCTGTCTGTTGTCCAGTAAGGCGTAATCAGTTCGTTCCAATCTCGTAGAGATATCGACATCTGATGCGCCTGATGGGTCAAGTAGATATAATCCACCACCGTCTGCAATCAGGGCAGGATTAACACCAACCACCGTGTCATCAAGCGGTGTGTTCTGGGCGCTACCCCATGTCCCTGTGCCGCTGTCCCATGTCTCACTGTTTGCTAACCCATCCCATGTTGCGACAGGCGCTATTTGAGAGCCATACCCAGCATAAGCTATCCCAGACTGAACCGCTGAGGCGGTTGGGTTAACAGCCGTATAAGGCAGGTCCCTAATAGCCCATGAGTCATCGGCGTAATTATAAATATAAGCGATGTTCGGGTAGACAGCGTCCTCCTCTACCACGCAGAACCATATCTCTTTTAAGGAGTTATTCCTGACAGCGAATGACCGCTGATAGTTGTCCACGTTGATCCGAGCATTTAATTGTTTTCGTATTCTGTTATGTGCTATCGACTGAATATTCGTGCCGTCATTCATTACGATATCGCCATCAGCCAAGAAGAAGTGAGTGCCCTGTATTTCAACTAAACAGTTCCGGGCCAATAAACCGACTGAGGATGATAATTCACGTCTATTCCAGACAAATTCATCGTTGGAATAATCCAATACATCGATAGAGTTTTCTGAATAAATACAGAAGGCGTTCTTCAGTGAGCGTCCATCAATAATTTGACCACCGTCACCGCCTAATGACGCTTTACCCGCTAAAAATGACGTATCTGTCTCATCCCAACTGGCTGGCAATCCATTGATATCTGCAGGGTGGCTCCATCGGTATGAGTCTGGGAACTCTACGCCGCCCTCGGTTAAGTTCAGCGCGAATAAAAAGTTTCTATGTGAGCGCATTGCCTTGGCCTGATAACCCATAGCTTGCCACGTATTCGTAGCGTCAAACATCAGGCGCTGCATCGCAATGCCGGGTGTTTGCGGTGACCAATACTCTGGGTAAATCTGTGGATTATTTATGATCGGTATTTTACCAAGCATACACGAGGTCCATAATAGCTCGTCATCTGTCCCAAGCGCCGCATAACCTGCCGTAGAGCTTGCTACAGTCCATGTTGCGCCATTCCATACATAGACAGCCGTCCTGCCACAAACAATCCAATAGTCGCCTGACGTTGAGCCCACGTGGATTATATGACCGGGATAGAAATCAACTGGGGATGCTGACCACTTCTGATATCCACCAGCAGACTGCAATGCGCCAGCGAATACACGAAAGTTCGCGCCGTAAGTCAGGTACTCAGCGGGAAGTTCCCAAGGCTGGGTGTCGGTGCTTAAGCCCTTCAGCCCCATATTCGCTAGTTTCAACATTTCAACTGGCATTTAATTTCCTCACTTCTGCGACAGCAGCCTTCTGGTTAATGTCGTTCACATTACGTGCTGACTCAATAGCCCCTGCGATACTGCGATTCGTGGTGCTTGCCTCTAATTGTAGAATAGGCATCCAAGTGATAGCGCAATCCCAAGTATTATGTTCCTTGCCCTGTGCGTCTGTCCCCTTCAATTCTGTGTACCATCGGCAGCGGTGGAGTTGATTGTCTTTAATCTCCTCGCAGGTACTGCCTAAAGGACAGGTTAGTTTAACGTCCATTATGGGTCTTTCGAGCAGATGATCATGTCAACGTACTTCGGTGTCCAGTTAGAAGCGCCAGCGTTAGCTGCGGCAGTTCCCGACACGGTATGTGAGTGAGCGCCACCGCCAGATGTCGATGTTGGTGTGTTCCAAAAAGGCTGGTTTGGGCCAGTACCAACTGCACCGACAGCCGGGCCAGACATATTGTAAGTATGCTCATGCGAACCACCCGTTGTTGAACCACTTACTGTATGCGTATGGCTTGGTACTAGGTTGTTTAATATCGGGCTATGTACGCCTCCTGTGCCACCACCAGCCGTGCTGACCACTCTGAGCATCGCGTCATTATTGGTTACGTCCTGAGTCCAACCAGTAGGCGCAGCAGCTTGGAAGAAAGACATTTTAGTTCCTGTAGGGAATATCACTATGGCAGCTATCGCCGCTGTGTTTGCGTCAATCTGGGACTGTATATTTGATGTCACGCCAGTAACAAAATTCAACTGCGCCTCAGTAGCTGTAATAGGAATGGCGAACCCTGCTCCCAATGCTCCCGGAAACTGGAGCTTTAATACGTTCTTGATCAGGCGTAGATGGTTATCACCCTGATTTGTTTGGTCACCACCGAGCGGGTAAGTGTTATCAAGGGTTGCTATCGTTGTTGCGCTTTCAACTGGCATGATATGCCTCCAAAATATTCGTTAACATAATTTTACTGTCCTGATGTCTTTACTGGCTGACCAAGATGTCGATACCACTACCTGATTAGCAAATCCAGAAGCCTCTGCAGGAGCTATAAACCAGTTATTAACTGCAGCACATTGGTTTACCCACTCAGCTATTCTGCCACTAGTGTTACTAGAGGCAAAATCAGCATCTGCGAATAAATTAAAACCAAACATTTAGACCCCCATTAGAGAGTGGTATGGTTCAATCATATTATGTCCATCGGTGGCAAGTTAGGCATCTGCGCTGCGTAATCTTCTGGGCTTGTGTAGTGCGCCTCAAAGACTGCTGCTATTGCATCCACTGTTTCTTGTGGCGTATCTTCTGGAAGTTCATAGCTACCATCATGACCCCAAGACTTAAGAACATCACTTAGACCTGCTGCACTTATTTCATCAGCGAAGGTAGTGCCTATTAGTTTATTTGAATTGTATATTTTCATAGTCTACCCTCTTAAATTAACAGTTACTCTACCGCCACCTGCAACATTTCCTGTTCCAGAAGAAACCAGAACATAAACTGTCATGTAGTGAGATGCTGTTTCTGAAGGAGCTTCGACCTTCCCTGTTGTTGAGATTGTGCCTGAGTAGTTAGTCGACCCCGCTTGATGTATGCTTAAGTGAGATACGATTGTTGTGTCATAATATATCCGCGCACCTGTCCATGCCCCTAATAGGGAGTTCCAACAGTAATCCTCAAAGAACGCTGTTATGTTTTCAGTCTCCCAAGATATAAAGTAAGCTCTAATCGTTGTACTAACTTCCACGTCTGTGGCGCTTGTAGTGCTGTAGTTTCCAGACCATGACCCACTAATGGTTATGTTCTTTCTGTTAAACCAGCTTATTAACCAACAAGCAGTTCCCACCTTTGTTTGGAATTGACTAGATGAATTAGTTCTAATCTTGCCTACTACCGTTCTTGTGCTGTCACCCGTGGCTATCTCTACGCCATCTGTGTGGGTTTGATGTGTGTGAACAGTGAGGAAATCTATTGTCGGTGTTCCTGCGTTATCAAATAAACACACCAGATATATAGTGTCGGCGGCTAGGTTAGATGCACCAGTGCCGTTGATAAAAACACTTGTGTTCGCTGCTGTAACGCCAGTGCCTATACTTGTTGAGACACCATCTATTATTACTCTGTTGCCATTCTCTGGTTTTAGTGTGATTAGCGTAGTTGATGTGTAATCAAGGTAGCACTGCCCATGACCACCCAAAGCATCAATAGCCTGTTTAGTCTTTAAAGGCGACATCCATGTAGAGTCACTTGTTCCTGCCTCGGCATCGGCTTGTGATGCTTTACTTATGCCGCCTTGGCTATTAATCATTTAGGTATCCTCCCTTTAATCTCGGCTACCCTCGCTTGTTCGGCAGCAAGACCGTTTTCAATAATGCGCTCTATTTGCTCTGCAGGAGTGCCGTATTCTTTGATGCGTTCAGCAATAGGGTCTTTCGCGTTAATATCAAAGTTATCAACGACAAGTTGTGCAGCGTCTTTCTCTGCTTGTGTGGCTTCATCTTTGAAGTCGATATTTACTGTCGATAAGTCATTTTCTATTTCTATCGAAACACTGTTAATAGGGCAGACCAATCTTATTGCTTTATCTAATAAA